TACTTTGATTACGTTACCAATCCTTTAAATTCTGTTAAAGCTCAACACAAATCCTTTCCTGCCAAGATCAGGCCTTATAATATTATACGCAACAATTGCGATTTGCTGTTTGGGGAATTTGATAAACGTCCCAAGAACTACACAGTAGTAGTAGGTGATACTGAAGCCTTGAACAAAGCTGAAGATGAGTTGTATGCATTAATACTTAATAACCTGCAGCAGCATTTTATCAATGGTATGAATCAGGCTAATGGTTCAGATGAAGAATCCGGAGTACCTAGCCAACCTGCAGAACCTCCTGCAAAAGTTAAAGCAAAATTTTTAGCAAATTATAAAGATGAGCGTGCTGTCTGGGGCCAGGTAAACCTCGAGGAGATAGATCATGAAGTGCACACAGTTGAGCAGTTTGCCAGAATGTTTAAAGATTTTGTAATTGCTGGTGAATGTTATAGTTTAAAAAAGGTCCACAAAGAGCGCATTATTTATGAGCGGGTATCTCCTATGGATCTGGACTATGATAAATCTCCAGACTGTAAATACATTGAAGATGCTTCCTGGGTAGTCAGAAGAAAATATACTTTACCAGCCGATGTTGTATCTGAATTTTACGAAGAGCTTACAACAGGTAAAATTGATAAACTCGAAGAACAAGATAGTACGTTACCTTTTAGCGTACCTTATTTTAATACGTTATTTGGTAACACCTACAGACGCGAAGAGGATTTACGCAGAAGTAAGATTTGTTTGTATCACGTTACCTGGAAGTATTACAGAAAGTTTGGCATATTATCTTATCAGGATCCGCTTACTGGCCAACCCCAGGAAATGGAAGTGGATGAAAACTACAAACCTGATAAAGCTGCGGGAGAATCTGTAGAATGGATGTGGGTGCCGGAATGGTGGGAAGGTTACAGAGCTGATGCACCAAATATCTCTGCCAATCCTGCCTCCGGTGCCGTTAAAGATATCATCTATCTTAAGATCCGGCGTATTGCAGAGCAGCGCAATCAGGAAAATGATTTTGGTTATTGCAAAGGTTTATATAATGGCTACAGGTTTTCTGACACTCACGCCAGAAACACTTCTATAGTAGAGCTTGGCCTGCCTTACCAGATCATGTATATTATTTTGCATTACAGGTTAGAACTTGCATTAGCAAAATCAAAAGGTAAAATAGCTTTACTTGACATTAACACTATTCCTAATACTAAAGGCTGGGATGAAGAAAAGTTTTTCTACTGGTCAGAAGCTAATGGTTTTGCATTACTTAATCGCAATCAACTAGTTGTTGATAAAGGCTGGAACCAGTATCAGGTATTAGACTTATCCTTATTTGAGCACATTGCAAATCTCATCAAGATCATGGACTATATCAGACTTGAGTGGGATCAGTTAGTAGGTTTTACTCCTCAGCGAAAAGGCCAGACTGCTGCCAGTGAAACTGCTTCCGGTATTGATGCTGCACGTTATCAATCTTCTGTAATCTCTGAGCGCTTGTTTGCAGGTTTTGATGAGTTTATCAGAACAGAGCGCCAGGGATTACTGGACTTATCTAAGTTTACCAATCTTACCGGTAGAAAAGCAATCCATTATGGGGATGACATGCAGGGCATGATGTTAAACATTGATCCTGCCCGGTATATAGAAACTGTTTTTAATATACATGTATCCAATTCTTCTGCAGATCTTGAAAATGTCAAGATGATGAAACAGCAAGCTGCTAACTTTGCAGCTCAAGGATCTAACCCATCTGTTATTGCCGAGATCCTTCAAGCTAATAATATCAGTAAGCTTAAAGCAGTATTAAAATCTATGGAAGCTGCAGAGATGGAAAAAGCTGCAGGACAACAACAATCAGAAGCTGAACTTGAAGAACGCAAAATTGCTATCCAAAAAGAGTACAAAGAAATAGAGTATACTTTTGATAGCTTGTTACAAAAAGAGAAATACGACGAAGAAAAAGAACTGGCGCATATTAAAGGGCAATATTCACTTGCCGATACCAATACACCTGGTGATGCCCTGGATCCGGTAGCGGTAGAAGAGGGTTTGATAGCACGCGAAGATCTGGCATTAAAACGCGAAACAGAAAGGGGCAAACTTGCTTTACAGGACAAAAAAATAGAATCTGATAAACAGATTGCTGAAAAGCAAGCTGCTACAGAACGTTACAAAGCTGATACAACTTTAAAAGTAGCCAGGGAAAATAAAACTGCTGCAGAACTAAAGAAGAAATCAGCTACTAAGAAACCCAGTAAGAAATAACAAGCTTAAGTCTAAAAGCTTCTTATAATTATAAGTAAGTGAGCTTCAAAACTCAGAACTTACTGTAAATTTTTGATTATATATCTTAAACACTAAACTTTACAACAATGGCTAAGCAAATCACAGATGCAAGCACGCTTCCTACATTGGAAGATTTCACAGAACAATCCCTATTATCTTCAGAGTCAGTTAAAGCTGCAGCTGCAAAAGCTGCTGCTGATGCTGCTGGTAAAAATGGTAACGGCACTACTACACCACCAGCAGTTGATCAGGTTGCTACTGCCGCTGCCACACTGGAAAAGAAAAAACAGGATGATGCAGCGTCTGCAGTTGCTCAAAAAGCAGGAGGTACCAAGCTTAAAAAGCAAACTGCAGACCAAACTACATCGGAAATCTCTGAAGAGGTTTTGACAGCTTTAAAAGCTAAAGCTGATACTGACATTACAAAACTTACAGAGGAAGAGGCTGAGATATTAATCAAAGCCGGATATCTTGAAGATGAAAATGCACCGAAAGAAACTATCTGGGATGATGTTGCCAAGATCAACGGGATCAATCTTGATGTTGATTTTGGAGATACAGATCCTGAATCTGCAGAAGGTATCGCACTCAGGGACCAGGTATTGGTAGATCATACTATTGATAATTACCTGGAATATTTAAAAAATAATTTTCCAGAAAGTTACAGGTTACTAGAGCATGAATCCAATGGTGGTGACATCAAAGAACTGTTCAATGCTCGTGCTACAGATTATAACAAAATCCAGCTCAAAGCGGATGATGTAGACATGCAAAAACAAATTCTCACAGAATTTTATAAAGCTAAAGGTTTTGATGACAAGCGTATTGTCAGAATGATAGAGGCAGATGAAGATTCTACAGAAGGTTTGTTTGCTGCCGCCAAAGAAGCGTTGGTAGCACAGCAAGCTTTTCAAAAACAAAAAGAAGATCAGATTATGCTGACTACCCAGCAGCAACAGCAAGCTAAAGCTGCCCGGGATGAACAAGTGCGCAGCATTGTAAAAGATATTACAAATTCTGGTCAGATTGGCAATTTTCAACTTGCTCCTAAAGACAGACAGGCATTTTATGATTTTGCTTTGAATAATGTTTTTTCAGACGGCAAAGATGGCTACCAGGTAGTATTGCCTATTAATGATAAGACACTGGTGCCGGTTTTACAGCAATTGCTATTCACTTATAAAAATGGCGACTTATCAGAGTTTGTAAAACGCCAGGCTGCAACTGAATCTGTACGGAAATTAAAACGCAAAGTAGCTCAGGATACTTCCCGGGCTGGCTCTGTAGAAGATACGACGCAATCCAAGGTGAAAAAGCTACCTACACTGGAGGCGTTTAATGCATAAAGCATTTAAAACAGGAAAAACGGTAGCTACAACTTTTTTAACCAAACAACACTATGTCACTTAGTTCCAGATCTAACAAGTTCCAGTTCCAGGTACAGCAGGACATCTTTGATGGCAAAGACCTACTGGACGAACAGAACTTTTACCATCAGCGGTATGGTAAGCCTGATGAACTGTCTCAGAAGTTGACTTGGTTGCTGGGTGATAGTACACGTTCTTTCCCGTTGGCGATGTCAACTATGGGAGATGTGGTTTCCCCTAATGGCTTCAAGCCAAGCAATCACAAAGTCAAAGAGATGCAGGATATTCAGTACACGTATCCTGTAATGTCCAGGCTTAACAAAGCCATCACAGTTGCAGAAACTGCTACGGATGTAAATGCTGGTTACGGCAATGGCTTGTTCAAGTTGATCTTCACTGACAACTGGGCAAAGCAAAACTACATGATTGAATCTGCTCTTGGTGTGCAGGCTTACATCATCAAGCCTCCGGATAAAGTACAAACCGGATGGGAATATACCCTGCAGCTTAATGCTGTAACAGACAAAACTGTAGTTCCTATGTCAGAAATGACAGCAGGTGCCAAGTGGGTAGAACTGAACACATTCAATGCAGAATCTGAATCCAGAGGAACTGCCTTCAAGCGTGTTGCTCCTGGTAAGTTCAAGAACCAGATGAGCATTGTCAGGCTTTCTCACCAGTGGGCTGGTAACAGTGCCAATAAAGTCATGCCTATCAAGATCTCCCATGAAGGCAAAGATGATATTTCACTTTGGATGGATTTTGAGCACTATCAATTTGAGCGTGCCTGGCTGGAAGAAGTAGAACACATGTTCTGGTATTCCAGATATAATAGAAGGGCCAATGGTACTATTGACCTCCGTGATATTTTATCCGGAAAAGTTATTCCCACAGGATCCGGAATCCTCGAGCAGATTAACAATTACAGCACGTATTCTTCACTTACCTACAACTACCTGCAAAATACAGTTGCCAATGCCCTGTTTGGTCAGTCTGATACTGACGGCATGAGTATTACCCTGTACACAGGTCGTGGTGGTATGCGTGAATTTGATGCTGCGATGAAGTCTGCCGGCGTAACCCAACTTGCTATTGCAGGTGGTGGAGATATTGCACACAAGTTTGTAGGCGGAAGCAATTACAATCTTGTATCCATGGGCTTCTTTGATGCGATGTACCACATTGATGGTTACTACATTAAAGTGAAGCACAACCCGATCTTTGATTATGGCCGTAGGGCCCTGAAGTCACCTTTGCACCCAGATACTGGCTATCCGCTGGAGAGCTACAGAATGGTGTTCATTGATGACGGTATGTATGACGGAGAGGCCAATCTTCAGTGCGTTACTGAAAAAGGTCGCAGATTCCTGCACGGTGTTGTACCAGGCATGTCCCCGCTTCCTCGTCAATACCAGATCTTGCAGGGTGCTGGAAACTTGAATTCTGGCAACCTGAGTTTGATTACTACTGATGTTGATAAGTCATCTTACCACAGACTTATGGTAGGGGGTTGTCAGCTACGAAGAGGTAACACCAGCTTGCACCTCGAGTGTATTGCAGGTTTGTCT